GTTCCAATTGATGTAGATGTGTAATTAGAAAATTTAATACCGGTTGCCGCAGCAACTAAGTTCGCACTTGTTATACTTCCACTTGCTGAAATACTAGTAGTAGACAAACCAACACCATCTATAGGTTCAGCGTTGATACCTACATCTCCGCTTTGATCCATCTTAAATGAACCACCACCGTCAGTCGTTATTTCAAATATATTTTCATCGCCATTCCCTGAACCTAGATATTTTATGCTAATACCTACACTGTCTGCAAATGATGCAGCTCTAAATAAAGTCAAATCACCGCTATTACTTTCAACATTTATAAGTGTATCATTACTTGACCTATCACCAAAATTAATAGAGCCGCTGGAACTAATAGTACCTGTAAATACAGGATTAGTAAACATCGTAGCCTTTGATTCGTCTGTAACATTACTTAATCCAAGGGAAGACTTGGTTGGAAGTTCAGAATCTCTTGCTATAGTACTCGGTATATCACTATCAACAATTTCACCTATGATAGTTGCTGCTGACTTATCTTCTACATTACCTAATCCAACGTGTGCCTTAGTAACGCTATGGGGATTATTAGTTAAATCTGTATGAGCACTTAGTTCGCTATCTCGAGCAATAGTGCTTGGTATATCACCATCAACTATTTCACTACGTATTGTGGCAGACGATTTATCTTCAACACTACCTAATCCGACTTGAGTCGCAGTTACGCTATGGGGATTATTAGTATTACCGGTGTGTGTATCTAAATCTGTTTGACTCGCCTTCGCGGCAATACTACTTGTAACACTCGCTGCAAAATTTTCATCATCATTAAGAGCTTCAGCTAATTCATTTAATGTATCTAATTGTTCAGGAGCACCCGCAACAATATCAACTCCAACCCATTTCTTTTGTGATGCATCATACTTTAGAAAATTGCCATCAACCTTTGCGCTGCTTGTTTGAACATCTACTAACTGAGATATTTTAATTGCACCTCCACCCGCATTGTTAGAAATTTGGTTATTTATTACTGATTTCCAGTTAGTAAAATCCTTATCAGATTTTATTACGTATGAATCTAATTCTTTCTTTACTTTAACAAAATGCGGTTCGATTATTTTATCTATGTCAGGCAATTCAGCATCTTTACCATCGTTACCATCTACACCAGCCTCTCCTTGAGGTCCAGCATCTCCTTGAATTCCTTGAGGACCAGGTTTTCCATCAACTCCTGTTTCACCAGTATCGCCTTTGGCACCTGTATCTCCATCTAAACCTTGAACTCCTTGAGGACCAATTTTACCTGTTAGTCCATCTTTACCTGAATTTCCCTGAATTCCTTGCTGACCAGCTTCACCCTTTACGCCTTGCTGACCAGTATCGCCTTTATCACCAGTATCTCCTTTAACTCCTTTGATTCCTTGATCTCCGGTAACTCCTTGGATTCCTTGATCTCCTTTGTCTCCTTGAGGACCCTGAATTCCCTGCAATCCTTGTTCACCGATTAAACCCTTCTTGCCCTTATCACCTTGAATTCCATGCAATCCTTGTTCACCGATTAAACCCCTTTCTCCATCTTGACCGGCAATACCCTGATCTCCTTTGATTCCTTTATCACCCTTTGGACCAGGAGTGGTTTCGATTAAGCGAGTGTCTTCTTGAAGTTGAACTAATTTTTCAACTAAAGGACTTATTTGTTTCTGCAACTTTTTGTATACAGCTGCAGAAAATGCACCATTAACATTATCTAAATTCGACATGGTAATTACTCTTCCAGTATTTTACTCATACTGTCAATCATTTTTAGTTGAGCTTCGTGTATTTCAGTTTTACGAACCTCGGTATCTTCATCTATATTATCTGGTTGGGTTGCTGCTTCAGTCGATTCAAGATCTGCATCAGCATCGCTATCTTCTCCTTCGTTATCATCAGAGTCTTTACCTTCATCCTCTATTTCTCCATTCAATCTTTCGATATCTTCATCTGTTTGTTTTAGAATAGTTTGACGAATATATTTCTTAGAAACAAATCCTTTCTCTAAAAGATCGTCTAATTGAGAAGCTACATCTAATCGCTCCTTCATGATTTCAAACTCTTTTAGCTCGGAAAAATAGTTATCTTCAATGAAGTCAACACTAATCTTCTCTCCCATTTCTTTCCAATCGCTTTCAGTAATTACTCCTTTAAGAATAAGCTGAATACGAAGAGCTTCAATCAATACGGTTGAGAATTTCTTACGAATGCGGTCAATAAACTTTTGAAACTTTACTTCGTCTCGTGATATTTCAGAAGATCTACCAAGATTAAATGAGTCGTCTGACTCGAGACGTGTAACAGGCACATTGAGTGTCTTATATAACTTCTTTTGGAAAAATAGAATATCATCGATCTGACCAAGGTTTTCTCCACCTGGAAGAGTAGTAATCTCTGTACCTCTTCCTCCCTCTCTGCGTGGAAGCCAGAAATCTTCTAACATAGACATGTGTCTACGATCATCTTTAATATCTCCAGTAGCAGCATCATAAACAAGCTTATTACGATACTTATTCATAATACCTTGGACATACTCTTCTGCTTTACCCTTTGGCAAATTACCAACATCGATATAGAAGATTCTTCTCTCGGGTGCACGTGAATAACGGTACATCACCAATGAATCTTCCATCATTCGAAGCTGATTAACCGGCTTCAGCGCCTTATGCAGATATGATACTACTCGTTTTTGTGTAGCATCTAAAAGACCAGATGTTACATTAATAATTGCTTCTTTGGATATTCTAACTCCTGAAAGTCCTTCTCTTGATTTTCCTACAACACCAGCACCTGCACCGCTATAGTCTTCTGAGTATACATAGTATTCGTTAACTACCTTTTGTACGGTGGCATCAGTCTTTGCATCAGTTACCTTTTTAACCTCCTTTACCTTTTTCATAAAGAGAGATTCAACAGGGCGTAACTCTAAAATTCCCCTTTTCGGATTTTTATCATCAATAATTACATGAAAATATATACGTCCGTCAACATACCATTTCTTAAAGTAAGACTCGCCTTGTTTATTAAACTTATAAAGCGATAGTATGTTATTAAATTCTTCAGTGATTGATTTTTTAATATTATCACCCTGATCTAAATCAGTCAGATCAAGTTGAGCTGGTGCACTTTGGTGTGCAGAAGCAATTGCAGCATCAACAATATCACTGATCGCCGAATCACATTCGGGTTGTTGAGATGCTTCTCTATATTTAACTATTAGATCTCTGTCATTAGAAGATGCTGTACCGTCTAGATCTACGTATTGTCCGTAGTATCCACCGGCTGCAACTGTCGATGCAACTCCATCATCTTCTGGTTTCGGGGCAAAAGAAATTACTTCCTTTTCCTGTTTTACATCTTTTGCGCCAATCTTTTTAGTGATCTGATATCCAAATAATTCCATATATAATATTTATAATAAAAATCCCGCTGAGGTTTTTAAGCCCCAGCGGGATAGTTCATTAATTCTTGTTATTAACTTGTAATTCCAGTTAGTCTCTTGCCAGTACCGGTTGTCCAGTATTGATAAGCGAACTCAACTGTGAATTCTTCAATAGCATCATTAGCATCGTAACTAAGATCAATAGCTGAAACATTCACTGGGAATGCTCCGCGCAATTCATATCTTTTAGTTTCTTTACCTTGACGATCAAGCTGATTAATTTGTAAATCAACTTGATAATCTTTTGGATCAAGTCTGCCTTTATTATTCTCGTGCTCATTCAACGAATTCATCCAAGACTCAAAGCCACTACGAAGAAGCTGTGAGTTTTCATTGAATACGGTGATAGTCCAGTTTTCGAATGTACGATCTCCGGCAACTTTCAACTGACGACCGCGATACGGTACGTCAATTTGTGCAACAACACTAGCTGGTAGCTGAGCGCCTTTACACATGAAAGATAGCTTATCCTGATTAATGGCGAAGCCGATCGAAGCAGGATTTGGCATATTAAGCTCAAAGAGATTAGCGCGAGCGCCGCCTCCATCAAGCTGTCCTTTAAAATCATCTATATTACTCATAATTGGTTTTTCCTTTCTTATTTATTTATAATTATCCACCAACGATTTCAGAAAAATCAACTCCGGTGCGTGTAGCAATGAAGTTAAGTGTAATGAAGTTAATCGAACGAGCGGGCTTAATGTAGATGTCAGCAACAAATCGGTTAGTGTCAACCACTTCACCTGTATTATTGGTTTCATCACATACAACCAAGAAGTCAGTAATACCACGTCGAGCTTTAATATCCCGTAGGAAAGGCTCTGTCATATTTCTGAACATTGCTTGTGTAAAGCGATCATTCAATTCGAATAGTTGGAATTTAGCAGCAGTTGCAATCGCCTTTTCAAGAACGATAAACAATCTACGAACGTTAATCCGGTCAAAAGCACTTGGCTTTGCTTGGCCAGTCTTATCTCCAAAGAGCAAGATACCTTGTCCAGGGAATGATACGATTGGATTAATACCAGCTTTGTATAGGCTATCTCTATCAGCTTTCTTAGGATTGTACGCAAGTTTGGTAACACCTAATAGGCTTCCGCGATTAAATCCAGCTGGTGAGAACCAAGGTTCTGCAATACCATCTGTCTTAGCGCAAAGACCAGCCATATGACCAGCAGCAGGAATATAAACGTAATTATCAGCATACTTATTGTATACGTATAATGCAGTTGAGTCGAATACTCCGTACGAACCTTCAACACCGCGAGGTAATCCAGCCAATGAAGCTTTAAGCTTAGCAATTGGTTCACCAACTCCAGTATTACCTACGGTATCTACAAGAGGTGGGGAAATAAATGCTAGTGCATCTTTACGAGCAAAAGCAATCTGCATTAGTTTGTTGCTAATTGTATTAGCTCCAGTACCAGGCTCATTCTGAGCGAATAGAAGATTAACGTCAACTGTTTCGGTATCGGCTAGAACTTCTAAGGCATTAATGATGTTTCCATTAGTATAACCAGTGCTATCAGCACCACCACTAAAGGTGTATAGTGTCTGAGAACCAGGAGTGTCGCGTGCAACGTATACATAGTTTGAGCGAGCATTAATAACATCTTTATAGTAGTTATTTGTACCATCAGCAAGCTTTGCACCCGAAGTAAGTTCTAAGTATGCGTACTTTTCGAGTTCTGAACCAGGTGTACCAGTAAGATCTCCATCGTTATCTAATACAAGAACGTGAACGTATGTTTTACCAGTTTCAGAAGCAGTATTTGCATCAGGAGTAGGTGCGCCGTCGAATTGAGCTAGGATACCTGCTTCTGGAGCAGTATTACCAGCAGCCGCTGCAGTTTCTGCGATAGTAGTCATTGCATCCCATGTATCATTATCGATAACATAAACTCCAAGGGAATTACCAAGTGCTCCAGGATATTTCGAGAACAACATACCCTTAAGAGTAGTAGGAGCTGGAGGATATATATCCTCGAACTTTTGTTCATTCGCAATATATTGAGCAGCAGCTACGTTATCATCAACTTGGGTATATGTATATCCAGTAGTGATAGCAGCGCCTGTTGCAGTAGGAGCAAGAGAAGTGCCAGCTGTAACAAATGCAAGACTTGTTGTACCAGGTGTAGCAACATATCCAGAACCAATTGCAACAATTTCGAGTTCAGCAATCTTCATTTCGAAGTCGATTGACAAACCAGTAACTGAAACTCCACCTGTTGTTTCAACAGTAGTAGTTGTTAAGGAAGATGGGAATGTTGAGAAGAAGTCTGCAGTATCAAGACCAGCGAGGAATGTGAATACAGCAACTCCGCCATCGATACCAC